GCAGAACAAGCCGCTATCGATGCGCATGGTTTGTATGACTTGGCTGACTTCTTACCAAAGAAGCCATCAGCAGCAGAGTTGAACATCATCAAAGAAATGTTTGAAGCATCAGTAGATGGTCAACAATTCGACAACGAACGTTGGGGACAATACTACCGCCCATATGGCTTAGATGCACCTGCAGGTTCAACAGCGGCTCAACCATCAGCAGCACCAGCCGTAGCTGTGTCTGCACCCGCGACAGCACCCGTAGCAGAAACAACTACACAGCCCTGGGAAGAAGATGCAGCAGCCGCAGCTAATGCACCAATCGAAGTTCCTAAGGCAACTGGTGGCGACAAGGCAAACGACATTCTAGCAATGATTCGTGCCCGTCAAAACAAGTCTGCTTAATTGAAATGGGAGAGGGCAACCTCTCCCTATTAAGGAGTATGGTATGACACTACCCGACGAACGATACCGCGCCCTAAAGCAAGGTAAAAAACTATTAGAAGAACTATGTGACCCTGGTAAGACACCAAGAGTACCAAGCATAGTAAGAGAACGAGCACGAGGTGCATTGCGTCACTACCCATCTGAGTATGAACTCGATAAGATGGCAGAGAAATGTCCAGACCTGCTCGACAAACAACCATTTACTGCATACACTAATGCGGTACATAGACAATAAGTACATATAAGGAGAACGACTTGGGAAAGCCATTTGACGTAAGTAAGTTTAGAAAAGAAATAACAAAAAGTATAGAAGGATTAAGCATTGGATTTAACGACCCTACAGATTGGGTTAGCACAGGAAACTTTGCACTCAATTATCTTATTAGTGGTGATTTTAACAAAGGTGTTCCTTTGGGTAAGGTTACTGTATTTGCTGGAGAAAGCGGTTCAGGCAAAAGTTATATTTGCTCGGGAAATTTGGTCCGACATGCGCAAGAACAAGGTATCTTTGTGGTGCTCATTGACTCGGAAAATGCCCTGGATGAAACGTGGTTGCACAACCTCGGTGTAAGCACTGACTCCGACAAGTTACTAAAACTTAACATGGCGATGATTGATGAAGTAGGTAAAACTATTTCTATGTTCGTCAAAGATTACAAAGCACTACCAGAAGACGACAGACCAAAAGTATTGTTCGTTGTCGATTCATTAGGTATGCTATTGACACCAACTGACGTTAATCAGTTTGATGCAGGTGACATGAAAGGTGACATGGGTCGTAAGCCCAAAGCACTAACAGCACTTGTTCGTAACTGCGTTAACATGTTCGGTTCACTAGGCATTGGTCTAGTTGCAACTAATCACACATACGCATCACAAGATATGTTTGATCCAGACGCTAAAATTTCAGGCGGTCAGGGCTTCGTTTACGCAAGTTCAATCGTTGTTGCTATGCGTAAGTTGAAGTTGAAAGAAGACGAAGACGGTAACAAAGTATCGGAAGTAAACGGTATTCGTGCTGGTTGTATGGTTATGAAAACTCGCTACGCAAAACCGTTCGAGGGTGTTCAAGTTAAGATTCCATATGCAACAGGTATGAGCCCGTACAGTGGTATGACTGACATGATTGAAAAAGCTGATATGCTGAAAAAAGAAGGTAACTCATTGGTGTACACAACACTTGATGGTGTTATCATCAAGAAGTTCCGCAAAGCATGGGAAGCAAACACTGATGGTTGCTTAGATACTGTCATGGAAGAATATCCACTAAGAACTGCGAAGATAAGTAGCACTGTAGAAACCGAAGAAGAAGGAGAACCTACAGAATGAGTTTAAGTATCGTATCAGAAGTTTGGGAAGTATTACGTGAGCACGTTGATTTCAACGACCGCAGCGAAGCAGCCGACACATTAGTAAATTATTTGATGGACAACAACTATGAAGTTGATGATATCAAAAATGAATTCAAAGACAAAGACATTACTAAGGCTTTGAAGGGTTACGCTGAACAACACTTCCAAGAAGAAGAATACGAAGAACACGATGATGATGACCAAGATGATGATTGGAATTAAATGTCAGGTAATTGGTTAACCAAAGTAAGTGTAGATATCTCTGTTCTACCTGATTTCATATCTTATTATGAAACTGAAATGGTAGATGCAAAGAAAGATGTAAAGGTCTATGGCAACTTAGAAAAGAACATCGCTGCACTACCAGGCATTACTGAACATCGCTTTAACCAGCTTCAAGAAATTGAGGCTGTGTTGAATCATCTTAACATCCAGCTACGTAAGATTCGTAGAAAGCACTTCCAGAAATATCTTGAAGCATATAATCGGGCACTGACTAGTCGTGATGCCGAAAAGTATGTAGACGGTGAGCAAGAAGTAATTGACTATGAGACACTAATCAACGAAGTCGCATTGACTCGAAATAAATGGTTAGGTGTCTTGAAAGGACTCGACGCCAAACAATGGCAAATGGGTCACATAGTCCGATTACGGACAGCTGGAATGGAAGACATTACCCTTTAACACAGACCTCGTATTGACAACAGTACGAGGTTTTTGTTATAATGCATCATGTCAAGCAATAGCTTAATTTATATCAACGGAGTCCTACAACATCCCAGTACATACACTGGTAAGGGCGCAGTTCAACTTACGGGACGAAACACAATGTCAACACTTAGTCATGTCAATCTAGGTAATTTAATGTCAACTACCTCTTCTGCTGCGGCATGGGCAAACGTACACCCATTCAATAATTTAACATTTGAAATAGATGACCACAAACGTCACCAAGATGTTAAGAAGTACGAAGTGTATGAATCGCCGGAAGATGTGTTAGTGTTAGCTGCAACATGGAAGCGTATGCGTGATGAAGGCAGATATGGTATTGTATCTAAGTTGATGGATGCGAAACTGTTTGAACAGATTAGTCCTGCTGATAGAGCATTGGCAACTGAAATCAGAGATTACTACAGCAAGAAAATTATGATGTGGAATCTCAAAGGTAACAACATCACTAACTATCGTAAAGACTTATCCAAGTTGATTCACAGTGAGGGACTTATCTTGCGTGAAGACCAGATGGGCATCGCATATCACTTGCCTGCATTCTATCAATACGACCAAGAGTTTGAGGAAGTTAGACTGAGCACTAACGGTAACAACTTGAAGGGCTCTATGATTAATACTACCCTTGAACTACAACCAATCCGACGTATGTTTAGAAAAACTAAAAACCACCTCGGACATGAGTACTGGTTCAGAAACAAGAAAGACAACACACCGTATATGCTGGGCCTGAATGTAAAGAACCCGTTACAGCATGTTTGGGACACTATGTTTGATAATACAGAAGTACTACCTATTTACGGTTCGTTCATCACTAAGAAGAAAGATGATTTTGAGTACTTTATGATTGCCGACAAGTGGGAACTAAAAATGGCTTGACAATAAATGGTTTTGGTTGTATAATAGACACTTAGACAGCAACAAAACAAGGAATATTATGTCAGAATTCACTAGCTATGTTATGAGTTTCTATGGTCCCGAGAGCGAACTTTATCCCGAGTTCAATTTCAACGAAATCCAAGTAAACATTGCTACTGCAATTCATAAAATGCGATGCGAGGCACGTGGTGTTGAATTCTGTGAAGATTCAGTAGACCGTGAAGCTGTCCGCGACTTGATCCTACAAGCCCGCGAGGTTGTACTGCCCGAATTTGCGGCTTGACAATAAATCGTTTCGGGTATATAATACATCTTTAAGTCACAAAGTACAGGAAATAAAATGACAAGCACAGTTCTAGTTCGTTCAGGTTCATATCGTAGCAAGCCAGTCACTAATCAAACTTTTAAACTTGTTAAAGGTTATCAGACAGGTGCAAAAGGTGGTTACATCACAGTGAAGAATGAAGGTCAATTTAACATTGATATCGAAGATGTGCGGGTTATCGTCGGTGATATTTCAAACGTAGAATTCACATACGGTGCAAACGATGCAGCTAATGACGAGCCGGCAATCGAAGCAAAAGAAACTGAAACAGAAGCAATGGATCGTATTGCCTCACGATTCGCAGTGCTTGACGAAATGTCCAAAGCATGTATCGCAGGTGACATTCGTGCTATGATTGTGACAGGCCCAGCAGGTATCGGTAAGTCACACGGTGTTATCACACAGATGGAAAAAGCATCTATGTTTGACAAGATTCAAGGCAAGCGCCCTCGCTTTGAGATTGTCAAAGGTGCAATGTCAGGCATCGGCTTGTTCGCAAAACTCTACAAATTCTCTGACAAGAAAAACGTGCTAGTGTTTGACGACTGCGACATCTGGGATGACCAAGATGCAGTTAACGTTCTCAAAGGTGCTTTGGATTCAGGTAAGACTCGCCGTATCTCTTGGAACAAAGATAGTCGTTTGTTGCGTGACGAAGGTGTACCTAACACTTTCAACTTTGAAGGTTCAATCATCTTCATTACAAACAAGACTTTCGACAACAAGAAAGCAAGCAAGATGACACCTCACTTGGATGCTCTCCAATCACGTAGTCACTTCTTGGACCTGACTGTTGATACTGAGCGTGACAAAATGTTGCGTATCAAGCAAGTGCATCGTGACGCTGACGGTGGTTTGTTTGCTGACTATGACTTTGACCAAGTTCAAACTGATGAAGTGATGAACTTCATCGAGGCTAATCATTCTAAATTGCGTGAAGTGTCTTTGCGTATGTGTTTGAAGATTGCTGACCTCGTGAAGATTAGCACAAACTGGCGCGAGTTGGCTAAAGCAACTTGCATGAAAGGTGCATGATGACAGATTCAGAATTGATTCGCAGCTTCCAAAGTTGGGAGCGACAACTAGGTAATTATGGATACAAAGTAAGTGTCCTCACAAATGGTATTTACGTTCATAACAGTAAGGGCACTATCGTTGCTGATTGTCAGTCGGTAGATGGCTTGCGTGGATTCGCACAAGCAGTAGAATACTTTACACCAAACGCAGGAATAGAAGAAAAATGAATATCAGAATGTACCTAGCATTTTTCAAATGGTGCTTTATGCGAATCTTCGGGGGTTGCTTTAACCTCGCTGAAACATTCAGATATGAATTGAAGAAGGGTGCTCCTGATTCAATCTTTGCTATCTGTGGGTTTCTTATTCTCTCATTGATTGCAGGTTTAGTGACAATATTGCTATCTGCTTGGTTGATTGAAGATAAAGAGACAGTCAAACTTATCGCAGGATCCTATTTCTGGCTTGCAGTGTCCACATTCGTTTACAACATTATCAAGGCAGCGTTTGAATGTTTCTTGGCTGAGCGTGAACGAGTGTTCAGTAAATTGCGTGATGAATGAGCATAGAAATATAATTCGTGCTTTGAAGGATGAGGAGCTTCTAGTGTCCAGTTGGTGGTGTCGTTTAGGTATTCACAACTGGACTAAGTGGAAGGACGCAGAACGAGGGAGTCATACTCCTTGGCACAGTGCGTTTAGTAAGAAAGTGCAGTACCGGTCAAAGTACTGTTGTCATTGTAACCATGTTAGTCGTGTGATTGTTTATTTGGAGTAACTATGTTTGAAATTTATGATGGTGATTTGTTCTTGTTTGATTGTTTCAGTCAGGACGAAGCTGACGAGTTATACGAACAGGGATTCAAAGTAAAACGAATTTTCAACAAATAATAAAAGGGGACTTAGGTCCCCTTTTTTGTCCTTTGCTGTTGATTTCGTCAATCATAAGTAGTATAATGATACTATGCAAATCACGAAGCCAACTACCAAAGAACAACTGATTGACTACCTAGTTAGATACATAAGTCTAGGTACATACGACCGTCGCTTTTTAGATAATCTGTTACATTCGAATATTGCTATTAACAAACCATTAACTAGCAATCAAGCTGAATTACTAGACAAGATTACATCAAGGTATCATAGACAATTAGCTAAGAAAGAAGTAGACAGCGTTGACCTTCTCAGCTTGCCATGGAACCAAACACCAATCGCAAGTCTCCCTCAATATACTCAAGCACATATTTCTATAGAGGAAGAAAACGTTGTACTGCGAAGTCCATACAAAAAAGATTTCGTAAAGAATCTAAAAGACTTGGGCTTGATGAATTGGCACAAAGAGGATAAGACATGGACTACTCCTGCAAATGAACTTTCATTAAAGAGTGTAATAAATCTAACAGAAAACCATTACCCCAATGTAAACTATTGCCCGGTAGTAGCTGATATCATATCTAGCCTAGTTGAATACGAGGAAGTAAAGTACTGGAACCCAACGCTAGTTAAACTCAATGGTAACTTGTATATCATTGCATGTAACTCTCACTTAATGGATGCATTAACTGGGATAGAAATTGATTTGTCTTTACCCTGCCTAGCAAAACTAGTACACATGGGTATCGAAGTATCGCAAGAAGTTGTCGCTGAAATTTATGAGTCAATGGAGTCTGGACAAGATATATTCGGACAGCTTGCATTCACGTTAGATCCGAATCCTTGGATCGAGTTTTCAAAGAAAGACTTGATTATCGAGCGCCTCAACATGATAGGTGCTGACATGGTATTGTTAGCAGGTTGGTATGTGTCTAACAAAAGTCATGTTATGGAAATCGCAAACATGTTGAAAGCAAATAAGATACCGCATCACTTGACTAACAGAAGTGAAACTGTTAACATAGACTTTCGACAATACAAAATGCCAGTCAAATTAGAGTTAGGCATCTCTAGCTTACCTAACGTGCAATACGTAGCTAAGACAATTAGACTGTTAAACAGTACACCTATAGATTATAAATGAAACAATGTAAATTAGTAATAAAAGATGAAGTCAACGTAAAAATTGAAGGTCTAGAATTAGCAGAGCGTAAGGCTCTGATGAAGATGTTTGAGTTTGACGTACCCGGCGCAAGGTTTTTACCGAGTGTCCGACTTGGTAGGTGGAACGGCAAACAGAGTTTCTTTAGCTTAGGTGGCAGCAGCTATGTAAACTTGTTACCAGAGATTCTTCCTGTACTAGACCGAGCAGGGTATGACATTGAACTAGAAGACGTTAGAACATATAGTACTTCATTTGAGTTCCCGGAAGTAACAGAAGAAACATTCAAGCACAAGTTATGGCCAAAGAATCACCCAGTAGAAGGACAGCCTATTGTACTGCGTGATTATCAGATTGAGATTATCAATAACTATTTGAAGAATCCTCAGTCATTGCAAGAGATTGCCACAGGCGCTGGTAAGACTATTATGACTGCGGCATTATCGTACTCTATTGAGAGATACGGGCGTAGTATTGTTATCGTACCGAATACAAGTCTAGTGACACAAACAGAGAAAGATTACATTAACTTGGGTCTTGATGTTGGTGTTTACTATGGCGGCAGAAAAGAGTACGACAAGACACACACTATTTGTACTTGGCAGAGTCTTGGTAACATGTTGAAGAACACTAAAGCCGGAGAAGCAGAAGTAGATATCGGTGACTTCTTAGAAGGTGTTGTTTGTGTTATCGTTGACGAAGTGCACCAAGCTAAAGCAGAAGTGTTAAAGACATTGTTGACTGGTGTAATGTCTCACATTCCATTACGTTGGGGCTTGACTGGTACTATCCCTAAAGCAAAGCATGAATCAATGTCATTGGTTGTTAGTATCGGCCCTGTTATCAACCAACTATCTGCTAGCACATTACAAGAGATGGGTGTTCTATCTCAGTGTCACGTTAACATTATTCAGCTCCAAGATGGAGTAGAGTTTAGTAATTATCAAAGTGAACTAAAGTACCTCACTAGTGATGAAAAACGCATGACTAAGATTGCTGAGTTAGCTGGTAAAGTAAAAGAGACTGGTAACACTTTGATCCTAGTTGATAGAATCGAAGCTGGTCAACTGTTACATCTTAAACTAGAAGAACTAGGAGTAGCCGAAGAGAACGTAGTATTCGTATCAGGTGGAACTAAAGGCACAACTAGAACAGAACACTATGATGACATTGCTACAGCTACCAACAAGATTATCATTGCTACTTACGGTGTAGCTGCTGTGGGTATTAACATCCCTCGTATCTTTAACGTAATGCTATTAGAACCGGGCAAGAGTTTCGTTCGTGTGATTCAGTCTATCGGTCGTGGTATTCGTAAGGCAGAAGACAAAGACTTCGTTCAGATTTGGGACATTACAAGTTCATGCAAGTTTGCAAAAAGACATTTAACACAACGGAAGACTTTCTACAAAGAAGCTAACTACCCGTTCGATGTTGAAAAACTAAAATATAAGTGATACAATACGACTATGAGAATTTTAACCCTAGACAACACATACTATAACTTGGAGACGTTGCCCGAAGAGGTCGATGACCTTCGCTTTGCTATCTTAGATAACAGTAACCCACAAAACGTAGACTATCATTACATACCGTTAATATTCTTAGAATCATTTAACTCACCTGCATTAGTCTTACGCATCGGTGATAAGACATTGAAGATGCCAGTTGATTGGCAGATACTAATCGGTGAGCCAGAGATGGGTGACTTAGAAACATTACCATTGACTAGTATCAACGATAGGGGATTCAAAGCATACGAATTCAATCCATTGAGTGCATTTAGACCTAGCTTCCAAGACATTGAGATTGTTGATATCTATCACGATGTAACTTGGTATGCTCCTCGATTGAAGAACGGTCAGTTCTTATGTGTACCGATTGATGATAGTCCTAAACCAAGATGTGTTTACTTCGTCAAAGAGATTAGTCGTAACTGTGAAATTGTAGATTATAATCAGGCATTCTAATGGCAACTAGAAAACCAGCAGTACCGAAAGACGAGAAGTTCGAAGGTCAAGACTTTGATTTGTTTGAAGCACTAGCTGCTTTAGACAAGAAAGACTATGGGTACATCGACCGTCTAACAGAAGAACAACAAAAGAAGTTTGTTCCCTATATGATGACTCACTGGATGAGTGCAGTAAAGGACAACGGTGGGATTCAAGGCTATTATCTAATGAGTGTAGACTATGCAGCTAATAAACACTTGTTCAACGAGAATGTACAGAAGCATCCTAAACTGCAATGGCAAATGTTGTGTGCTGCTAGTCCAGGCTTAGGCAAGAAGTTTCATCAGTGGATCCCTCACTTATCCGGTAAGGTCACACAACTTAAAGAGACACCTAAGCCTAAAGAGATACGTGAGTATTTCAGTAAGATATATCCGAAAGTAAATGATGCGGACTTGACTGCTATCAGTGAAGCATTCGTAGATGAACACAAAAAGAAAACATACTTAGCTAAGAAGTATCCTAACTTAAAACAATCAGACATAGAAACGTTGGCATCAATTGTTACAGACGAAGAAATCAAGCAGTATGAAAAAGACAGCGGTAACGGCTGAAATTAAATTTAGTTGTGAGTTTTGCAAGAGAGAGTTCGTGCGTGAACGGACTCTCCTTAGTCACCTGTGTGAACAAAAGAACAGATGGAACAACAGAGACCATATCGGTAATCGTCTAGGCTTTCAATCTTGGCTACAGTTCTATGCAAAGAATTCAATGAGCAAGACAAAGAACAAGACGCAAGAGGAATTCATTAAGAGTCCTTACTATACTGCGTTTGTGAAGTTCGGTAACTACTGTGCAGAAGTAAACGTTATCAACGTGTCAAGATTCGTTGATTGGTTGATACACGAACAGATTAAACTAGATAATTGGAACAGTGATACCGTGTATACCAAGTTCCTTATCGACTATCTACGTAAGGAAGATGCATTTGACGCTATCCATCGAAGTGTCGAGACTTGCATCAAATTGGGCGCAGCCGAAAACATTCAACCCGGTGATGTGTTGCGTTATTGCAACGTAAATCGGATATGCTACGCCATAACAACGGGTAAGATATCACCGTGGATGTTGTATTGCAGCAACAGCGGTGTCCGTTTTCTAGAGACTTTAAATCCAGACCATGTTAGACTTGTATCTGATTACATAAATCCAGAACAATGGGCATTGAAGTTTCACCGTGACGAAAATCTTAAACAACAAATTAGAGACACTCTCAAACTCGCAGGATATTGAATTACTAGATGTAATTGATGACCCTACGGGTTCTCTTGCATTTAGCAACTTCTGCAATAGTATAGACCAGGGCACTGACATGATGGAACATCTTCATAGCTTTGAAGACAAGTTAGCACAGTTCGGTGCTGTCAATCTGTACAACAGCAACTACATTGAATTCAAGTCTGAGGCTCAAAAGTCTTGGTTCGTTCTTCGTTGGAGCTGATATGTACAAACTTCACCCCTATCAAGAAAACTTGTGCAAAGAGATAATGATGACTGCACAAACACAACTATGTACGCTTGGTTTCTACTACGCACCCTACATTCCAAATATGATTAAACCCAAATACACGTTTAGTCGTAGTAAATGGTATGAGGCAAAACTATACAAAAATGTTGACGATGCACTTGATTGGTGTGAACAACAGTTTGGTAAGGCACCTAATTATCCTGATGCATGGTCACGATGGTACTTTAACGTGAACAGAACATTTAGATTCCGTGACGAAAAAGATTATGAATGGTTTATGTTACGATGGAGTTAAAATGAATTCAGCACAAAGACGCAAAGCACAACGAGCGTATCCTCACTTAATCACTATCAGCATTCATGGGATGGATATGTATTTTTCTTATGACAGAAAAATTAGTCAAGCCAGGAAGTGGTGTAAGAAACAGTGTAAGGGTGATTGGAAGGTTGAGAGTTACTGGGACTACGCTGTGTTTAAATTTACTGAGCACAAAGACGCAACAATTTTTGCATTGAAATGGATATGAAAATGAATCACTTAACAGACAATGAACTTATCGACCATGTCATCAAGTATGATACTGACCCGGTGCGAGTTCGTATTGCTACGCACATGCAACGAGTACATGGTGCAATCATCGATGACTTAGTAAATGCTGGCATGGATGATGTTTGGTGTACGTTTCGTAGCGTTGTCAATGAAGGTGAATATCATTCAGGTGATTACATCCGACACCTTGAAAACGAGATTGAGTACTTACAGAACGAAGTACATCAGCATCTCAAAGAGATTAAGAACCTACAAGCAAGAACTATAATGGATGTTTTCGCTGAGTTAAAGCAAGAACTTAAAACAGCCGAGTGGTTAACACAAGAAGCTGGTAGAGAACGTGATAAGGCTACTGAGAATGAAAAGATTATGAAACACAAACTTGACATGTGGACTATCCTAAAGAGGTAAGTATGGAAAAGTTCTACGGTGGCGGTGGCAATCAAAACCCATCATTCATTTATCAGTTTAGGGTAGCTATGGTTACTAATAAAATGTATGAATGGTGCGAAAACTATCCCGGTAAAGGTCCGTTCAGTCGCTGGCACATCGAACATTCATTTAGACGAAAAGACAATTGTGATGTGATTCACTTTGAATTGCGTGACGCCTATCTAGCTTTCATGTATGCATTTGCAGGTGAGATATTAGAAGACAAAACAATGGCCTCATCTAGAGTATGAAAATTGTCTGGGGCAGAAGCATAGGCTTTAACATAGATTTACACAAAGAACGTATGAGTTATAACGGAGCAAACAACTTTAACCCGATGCCAGGAAAAGTTTATATGGAATACAAAATCATCACTGACGGAGCAGACTGCTACCCATGGCATGAATACTTTGCTATCATCCCTCGTAAGACAGTTAGTGGTACTCGCATCTTCTGGACTAAAGCATATAAGCGTAAAGTTTGGGTTGTGTGGGGTACAGGCTTTCATATGGAACCAGAAACACAATATGCAACAGCATTTGACTTATTGACGTATGATGATGCTACGAATAAAGGCTAGATATAGAGTTTGGAAAGCCAAACGCAAGCTAGCTAAGAGCGGCTATAGTTCTTGGCGTGTGTATCGTCATAATTGTGATAGTGATGTTTGTCGGTATGCTGACAAAGTAAGAGACTTCTATCATGGGTACAAGTATGTTTCTGAGTTTGAATGTGGAAATGCTCATTATGCGTTTAAGTGTCTATATAACTATGGTCCAGGTGGCTCTAGATATGGGTATGAAGATATGCGAGACTGGTGTGAAACTAAATGTAGATTCAAGTATCGCATGGACATTCATAGAGTATTCAAACAAACTGGTATAGGTATAAACAACGATTTACATGAAGATTGGTGGTTCAACGATATCGGTGGAAGTGATGTAATTTACTTTGCCTTTCAAAACGAACAAGATTACATGATGTTTTTATTGAGGTGGAAATGAGAGAACCTTTTATTATTAGAGAAAAGTTTCTAGTAGAAGTCGGTAGACCATGGCAAGATCCTTGGGCTGATTATTTTCAAAACTTCTATCTTCATTGTCAAGAAATAGCAATAAAGAATGACTGGGTGGTTGATACAGTAGCAAACACTGAACTAAAGCCACTAGGTGGCAAACTAATCAAAACTAAAACGCAAGGTTGGTATCTGCGGTGGGATGATGAAAAGAGTCACACATTTTTTGTATTGAAGTGGTCATGAAACAATACGGCATAGTCACTGAGCGTTGGCCTTGGAATAAGAAACGCGAAGTTAAAATGTGGCTTGTTGAAAACTTCGGAGTCAACGGTGGACGTTGGGGCGAAGAATATGACTACGGACTTG